CGTGAAATGCTCACACATGGTGATAAAAAAGTTTCATTGATGAGAGATTTAATAAGAGATTTGAGGAGAGGTGATGGAACCACAAAAAAACTTATTATGAATTACAACTTTGACAAAACTAGGTGGGCCCCTTCATTCATGCCCATACAGTTTTTGTACATGTTTTTGCCATTCAAATCACTTTATCCATCACTGTTCAGATTCATAACTATTAGTCTGATAAATCATACAAATAAGAAATTCCTTTTACCAGAGAGACTTATTAGAGTGTGGATGAATGATCCACATAATAATTTTCAGCATCAGATGGATCAAAATCTGCAATCATTAAAGGAGAGATTCCTTAAAACAAAGGAATTATCATATGTCAATGAATCAAACATGGGTCAAGGGATATTACATTATACATCATCTTTTTATCATCTATGTGTATTGAGCTTACGTGATCGTGTGTATACAGAAATGTGTGAAAAGGTGAGGATAGCACCAGGGGACTGGAGAGACTTAGTCTCTTCTGATGATTCCTACACTGCACATGGACTGCCTATGGATTCACCAAAGCTGGTTCGTCTTAGGATTATGCTATTTATGAGAGCCCAGGAGGTAGTTGAGCGGGTCATGAATGTTTGGACATCAGGTAGTAAAAGCTCAATATCCATGCTTGTGTACGAATTTAATTCCATGTTTGGATCAAATATGTCAATGCATCCAACCACATTCAAATTTGCACTGGCATCTGTTCACCCAGTGAATACTGACTCTTTTTTTAGAATGGTCAAAGAGTCATATATAGCCAGCAGGCAAATTGTGGAGAATGGGGGGTCTCTTGAATTATATACTATTGCCAGCATACTGAATAAAAGGTACTGTGAGAGTATTTATCACACTCATCCTGGTGGCCAAAATGATCTCCGACAATTCATGCTACGGCCTGAATATTGCCCTTATCAATTAGGGGTATACCCCATCATGGATCCTGCAATCATGATTATGTTTGGCCCAGAATGCCATAATTATCGGATCCTACAAAAGAGATCACAATTGAATATTTATGAAGAACAGATGTTTCGTGTGATGCACACTTTGGTTTCGGCAAATGACCCTGAGGTGTATGCTGTCAGCACCTCCATTGATGATGTGTTTGTTGGGGTCAATAGGATAGAAGCTAGTCTGGGGCCAATTGAAAGATTAGAGAGGATTAAGAGAAGTGTTGGGTATAGTTGGTCAGATTTGAATGTTCATGTCATTAAGGACCCAATGTTGTTGTTCAATACACCCAAGAATATTGATGAATTAAAAGTTAAAGTCTTTTTGAAATTATACAAGCATGGGGCATCTGAGGCTCTCAGGACCACTGCTGCTTCAATTTATTATGGTCGAGTGGCTGCAAGTGTGTCTGCAGAAGCTTTCAAGATTCCATTTTTTAATGCTGACAAAAAAATGACTTATTCCGAATGCATCAAAGTTCTGCTCAACATGCCAACAGATCAGATGGATATAAATGTATTGTATCCTCATCTGGATGATTTTGAAACCATTGATAGACTCTCTGAAATCGAGTTGAATTTCAGACCAAGAGATAGATTGGAGACACAAAACATGAGGAGTTTGCAATTGAACAAGTTGCAACAGAGGATAACAAATCCAATCATTGATTTGCTGAATGACAAGTGGAGAAATCCATTACCTCAAA